TGATTTGATCGTACGTGCAAAACATGAATTGCTTAAAAATGTAGCAGAACAATTTCCAACGGCAACCGCAATCTACGATGCTGAATTTAATTTTAATACAGGAAATCGATTTTTTGAAGTGGTCATTACTGGAACAGCTGTGATCGAAAAGAATAAATTAAATCAAAATAACAATAATAATACGCGTAAGAACAAGAGTTCCAAGAGAAGTTCCAAGAAAAGTTCCAAGAGAAGTTCCAAGAAAAGTTCCAAGAGAAGTTCCAAGAAGAACACTCGCAAATCTCGTTCATAACAGAATCTTTGTAGCCATTCCTAAAAACTTTACAATTGTACAAGGCTCTGTAGATATGGTAAATAATTTACATAAAAAGGGGGTGGGGGTTATAATTCCATAACTATCAATGCAGTTCATACGGATACAATAGGATGTTAGAAGGGTGGAATAGTCTGAAAGAGTATACCTGTCTTGGACCGGTATACTCTCTTTTTTAAGTTTCTTCGCAATTTCAGGGCGAAGTAAAAAGGGTTTGGATCCAAAGGACCCCGCTTCTAGATAGTCTGCATCTGCAAAGGGTGTCACTAAAGATTTTGCAATTAATTCATCAATGAAATTGGTATCACAGTCTTCCAATGCCTTTATAACTTGATCCAACAGAGGATTCAGATCTACACATTCCTCTTCAGACTCTTCCTCGGACATCCTTTCTACTTCCTACTCTTTTTTTGGTTTATTTGTTTAAGAGAACGAAGAATCCATGATATAGGAGTATCAAGATCTGCTGTCCAAAACCAAGATCCATCTCCAACCGTAGGAGCATCGCTTACAATAGGAAGTTCTGGTTTGGCAGCCACCCACCAATGGGTAGGAAGAAGAATGGCGCATCCAGGACGAAGACGAAGTTCCATAAATTTTACATCTACAATCCATGGAAATTCCTTTGTGGTCAACGACCACGGGTTACGACCTTCTATCTTCATATCAGCAGGAATAGAACCTTCGTGCGCTAACCATAATCGTAAGGGGGTTCCATCCGTTGCAACAATCCATTTACAATCGCTTCGCACTTGCTGCAAGGGCCAACAGGCGGTGTCCGTAGGAGGTAATAGATGCACCGAGGAAGAGGAGGTGGGAATCCATGTCCATCGATACAGTCCTGCTGATCGCCACTCGTGGACCAAATCAGAGATTCCTGCCGAACTTGCCACTCGTTCTCCATTCTCCATCTCACGATGATTCCCTTGTGATACAGGTGTAGTAATCCAATCAGAACAAGGAGTTCGAACACGTCCTTCAGTATTGTGAAGTAGGATGGGCCAGGAACGTCGAGCGACTGCTGACTTTCGCCACCCTCCCACCAATTCAATCGGAATATCACGAATAACCAAGGGAACCCGTTCGGATAAAAGAGTCGCCCAATTCAATTCATCGGACCAATCATGTTGGAGTATCTGAAATTCATGTACAGCCCCTCTATAAAATAATACAGCTATACCAATTACTATAACAAATAAAAGCAGTAATTCTAACCACATCCCTAGTGTCGACGGTGTTTCCTTGTACGATTCTTAGACGCGCATGGTTCACCGGGTTTGCAATTTTTCCAAAAATTAGGCATAAATACTTTATTTTGAACATTTTGAACTTCGTTTTTTGTGAGGTTTACTGTTTTTTTAGTTTTCTTTCCATGTTTCAGAGTTTCTACTGTTTTCGTTCCTTTTCCATTTCGAATAACAACATTTTGCAGTTTTGCAACCACCGTTCCATTCTCCATTTTTTCTTCCACAGAAGAACTTTGAAAAAAAGTGTGGTGCATCCTTCTACTTAGTTAACATACTCTAGAAGAAATAAATGCCCCATTCCACGAATAAATTCTGCTACCTCCTCCTGTGAGAGAGAACTTAGTTCTTTTAATCGAAGAAAGAGTGTTTTTGCTAGACTTGCTTCCAGACGTGGAGATCCCTCTTCATGAACCAATCCAAAGGGAATATGATTTCTATAGTGTTTTATATATTCAAAGAGAAGAGGAAATTCTCCTTCTCGATGCAACCAGGCACGAAGAAATACAAGTCCCTTTTCTCCTTGAATTTCATTTAATAATTGAAGAGCATTTTTGGTGCATTGAATGTATTGATCCTTGTTTTGAAGATCCTCTTGTAAATGATCTCGTGCTCGTTCCCATAAAAGTGACATTTTATATTTGTAAGGAAAAAAGATTTAAACCAGATTGTATCATTTTTTAGGGTACAATCGGTCCGTGCACTTGTTCAAAGAATTCAATCCACTCTTTCATGGGTGTATCTCCATACAAGGTCGTCGCAGGAGTTCGTTCTTGTAACAAATCAAATAAGATCTTCTTTTTTGGTGTAGGGGGATGAGCTGCATGATATTTTGCAAAGAGAAAGAGAGCAGGAATGTTCTCTTCTACATCAAGTAGAAACAAGGGATTTGTTAGACGAATGATGGCAATACACACATTCGTTTCTTCCAATGTGTGTGACTGATTCATCAAGGCTTTTACAAAGATAGATCGTAGCGCGTTTTGTTCGTAAGAATCCATTTTTACTATCTTATAAACATGATAACGTATGTTTATCATTTTTATAAGAAAAATTATTTATTTCATAAAGACTAATCCAGCCAATCCTTTCTGAAATCGGAGCCAGTTCTGAGAGACACTCAAGACCACCACCTCCCATTCACCATCCGTAATTCCACCAGGAGGTTTCACGTCTAATTGCAATCGAACATCCACGCGATCAACATCAATGGATCCCGTGGGTCGCCATAAATCGGGACGAGTTCCAAAGGAATAGGCATAGATGTACGCACCAGAGGTGCGGATACCCCCCCGTTCCTTCAACCCTCCTCGCTGTCTCCACCAACGTTCCTCCTGATTCACCCATACAGCCGTTCCTACTTGCAATTGGGCTCGAACTAACAACGGTGCAACTGGATTCCAAATTGGATCTCTTTCATTCTCCAATACTGCAGAATAGTTTGTCCAATCATTAAATTCTGTAACAGCCTTTCGACGAAGAAACCATAGAAGTTGTCGGGTCGCTCCATTAATCTCCAGGGGCAAGGTAATCTTAATCGTATCCAATCCCTGAACACCCGATACATAGGTTAATGGTTCTGAAAAGGTATGCACAACAACAGGATTCATTAATAATTCTTGCACCTCGTATCGTATCTTCTTTTGAAACTCGGTATGAACATTGGCAAATCCACAAAGTAAGGAAGCACTTTCAAAGGAAGGAATGGTGGTAAGATTGGGAACCGTACGAGTCCAACAGTACGGGCGACTACAATCGTTTACAACAAAGGATCCTCCTATGGGACTTTCATTGCATGTTAGAGGGGTAGCTACTTTTCGAACTACTTGAGAAAAAGGTCGCAATGTAATATTAAATCGAATGGGTCGTTCACAGGCAATTAAAGGAAAGGCTGTATGAACCCATCGAGAAAACCAAAATGGTAAAAAACAAGTCACATATCCATCTTCGGATGGATAGATCCCCACTGCAGAGGGTTCGAGAGAGGTATACTGAGAAGCGGCATGGATGGCAAGAGTCTCGTCCCATCCAATTCCTTCATTGCTCGTGTGAGCCGTTCGATTCCATACATCGATCCAATCTCCACTCCACCGTTCTAAGACCACTCCATCCACAGTCATCTCCGCTTCCGCAATGGCTACCGTTCCTAAGGAATTGGCCCAACACCAAGCTCCACTTGGATCGACATAGGTAAAGAGACCACTTTGTAATTTTTGAATGGTGTCATAAGGAATCCAAGAGGTGGGTTTCAGACGAAGGGCCACCCATGATAAAAAATCAGCTGGAACGGGTCGAGGCAATTCAAAACTGATTCGTTGCCCCCAATGAGCTTCTCCAATAAAAGGAAGTTCTTCAATTGTTTGTGTAAAATTATGATATGGTGTTACCGTAGGAGTCAATACTGTTTCTTTTGAATCTTGAGGATACGTAAATTCATCAAAGGCTCCACGATCCACCAAACTTACAATCTTTTTCATGGCTCCTACAGGAACTTTAGTTCCACTCGTGGATCCACTCATCTTACAGAGAGATAGGAGAATTTGCAGAACAGTTTCTCTCACCCTTACGAAGTCCAGGGAGGAGTATCACAGACATTGCAAACATATATATATTTCATATTTATTGGATCCGTTTTAATAACAATTACATCCGATTTGGAAGAACCGATTCGACTTCCACAGGATGTGTTGGGACATGACAAGGTATCTAGATGAAGAAGGGTGGGATCCATCTTTGTATAGGCATTAATTCCCACACCGGAAGAGGCCCCTGCAGCAGATGATCCACTGTTAAAGACGGTTTTGAGAATCAAAGCGGCCTCTTTGGTAGTAGGATTCATCGGTTCTTGATACCCACATTTATTACATTTCAATAAATTCTCAGTGGAATCTACTTTTTCAGAAGCATGAATCCATAATTTCATTCCATCCACGGGACAAAAGTTCTTCATTCTTCTCTATTTGATGGATGGATCTCTTTATATTGAATAAGTATCAATTTTTAAAAAAATATACAAAGAATATTTATCCGCGAAGAGAGGAAGACTTACGGTAGCCTCCAATGACGGAGAGATGGACAAGCTCATAGCTTGTCTTTTTCAAGTCAGTGGAGAGACTCGAGAACATCTTGTCCGTCAAATCTCCTTTTATATCCTGAATATCGTGATCCTGAAAGTAAATACGGGCAGCATGTTTTGCAATGGGTCGAAACATATCCTCGTAGAGATTATCGGTCGAATGGTATTTCTTGTAAAGTTGCAGGGCATGGGCCTTGATGTTATCGGAGGAAAGGGTCATGGTGAAGGTAATTTCGGCTTCGATGCCGTCACGGCTTTCACCTTCAATCTTGGTACTATACTGCGCCGATCCGTGCAGGATGTGCATGGTGCTGAAGGCGTACGAGCAGAAAGAGATGTGAACAACGGGAATAAATGAAAGAGATTCCAGGAGGGTAGGTGCACCGTTTCCAGTGCAGAGGTAGGCGTTCTGGTCATCGATGATACGAGGTCCCACCACATAGGCAGTTCCTGCAATTACCACACCGGCTACCACCACTTTGGAGAAGACAACGGTAACAGCTCCCTTTGTAAGAGTTGCAGCGCCACCTAAGATATAGGGGATCATGCCAGTACTTCCTGCAGCACCCGAAGCGGTCACTGTGGAAGTAGCGGCGAGGACTGGAATCGAAGCGCTAGAAGCTGCGACACTAGACGTGGCGGCGAGGACTGGAATCGAAACGGCGGCACTAGACGTAGCGGCGGCAGTAGCAACAGTAGAGGGAGCCAAGAAAGCCTTGACGGCAACCAGTGTAGGTCCAAGTACATTTGCTGTGGGAACAGAAAGACCTAGAAGTTCGGATCCACCTAGTGCGGCTGCACCAAAGGTAAGCGTGATGTCAGACGCAACGGTAGAAAGAGCAAGAAGGGCGCAGAGTGTACGAAGCATCTTGTCGTTTTGTGTGACCTTTTTTTATTTTGAAAAAATGGAATTCAATTTTATTAAGAAGAACAGAGCAAACACTCTTTTTCTTCCTCTTTAGGAGCGACTACCACTTTAGCAGCCGTAGGATCCACTGTAAATTGCTGCGCTCCTACAGCAGCCCGTGTCCGCAAATAATAAATACCCGTTTTAAGACCCTTCCTCCAGGCATAGAAATGCATTGATGTTAGTTTTGGATAGGTAGGATCTGAAATAAATAGGTTGAGAGACTGAGATTGGCAGACATACAGTCCACGATCTGCCGCCAAATCAATTAATGTTTTTTGTTTAATTTCCCACACCGTCTTGAAGACAGCCTGGAGATCGGCAGGAACCTCGGCCAATCCCTGCACAGATCCGTTGCGAACAAGAATCTTATCTTTCAATTCTGGGGTCCAAAGACCCCGTTCACAAAGAGCATGAACTAAATGGCGATTCACCATAAAGAATTCTCCTGCCAAGGTTCGCCGAGTAAATAAATTCTGTTGGAAAGGTTCTATGCTTTCCGTATTTCCAAGAATTTGAGCTGTCGATGCCGTTGGCATCGGTGCAATTAATAATGAATTACGAAGACCAATCTTTCCCATCATATGGAAGAGAAGATCCCAGTCCAATTCAGGGTCTGCAAGAGGCTCCTGTCCCCATAATGTAAACTGCAGTTTGCCCTTGGAGGCAGGAGATCCAGCATACGTTTCATACACACCATCACGAAGGGCACAATCCATAGAAGATTCTACAGCAGCATAATACATGTACGCAAAGATTTTCTTGTTCAGCAACGCTGCTTCAGATGATTCCCACGGAATACGAAGCATGGCAAAGACATCGGCTAAGCCTTGAACACCAATCCCAATCGGACGGTGACGCATATTACTTAACTTCGCCTCAGGAATGGGATAATAATTAATATCAATCACTTGGTTCAAACTTTCTACCACCTGTTTTACTACGGAGCGAAATCGTTTGAATTCAAAGGCACCGTCTTTCACGTAGGCTGGAAGATTCATCGAGGCCAAATTGCAAACAGCTGTCTCTTCAGGAGAACTGTATTCTACAATCTCAGAGCAGTTGCCTGTAAGAATGCCATTAAAGACTCCTTGCTGGTGAATGGGCTCATGAAAGCAATAAGTAGCATCGTATCGATCCAGTTCATGAATTCCGGTCACTTGTTGAACATGTGTAATTTCTTGAGGATCGATCCATTCACGAAGACGATCTCCTATTTTAAGTTCAGCAGCCGGTATGCGCCCCTCCTCCCCCTGCAAAAGAAATTTATGATATTCAGTGCAGGTAAGGTGTTCTTCAGAAATCCAACTAATTCCATCCATCATATTAATTTGCAAATCGCGCACAATCACTTTTAGAAGTTTTGCACGATCTGACGTTTGGTGAACGATCGTTTCAGACCAATCATGACCATTCCACACCTTTACAGTTTGGTTGACTAATGAATCAATGGGAAAGGTTCCCTTATTGGTCAGAATACGAGTTTCAGGGGCGACACAAAGGTTGGAGGATTTAATCGTTCCTAAATTCTGTTGGTTGGATTTTAAATTACAAGCATCTTTGTACAATAAGTATGGAGTTCCTGTTTCAATTTGTGAATCAAGAATCTTAAACCATAGTTTCTGAGCGGAAACAGTCTTGCGACCCTTTCCTGCCTTTTCATAACTTTCATATAATGTTTTAAAGGCTGGGCCGACAGCATCCGAAAGCCCAGGGCATTCATCAGGGCACATCAGTGTCCATTCGCCATTGGCATCCACTCGTTCCATGAAGAGATCAGGAATCCATAGGGCGTAGAAGAGATCACGCGCACGTTCCTCTTCCGCTCCTGTATTCTTTTTCATATCAAGAAAGGCTTCGACATCGCCGTGCCACGGTTCGAGATAAAAGGCAAACGAACCATTTCGCTTACCTCCTCCCTGATCAACGTACCGTGCCGTATTATTAAACACACGAAGCATAGGAAGAATCCCGTTGGAGGTTCCGCCAGGGCCACGAATTAAAGAACCCGC